AGTCAAATTCTCTTTTGCTTATTTTATTTGTTGTTTTTATAAAGAATGTTGAGAACGCGATATGATTATCTTCTTGGATTTCGACCCATTTGTAAATTATTTCTATTATTTCTATTTTGGTTGATTTGATCTTCTACAAAATCATTGATCACTTGGTCACGGTTGTTATATGCCCTGTCATATTGATCTCTCCTTCCGTGATATCTACCTCTGAAATAATTTTCATGTTCGTTTATAAAACGATCTGGTTGTCTTCTCTCTCTATCACCATTAATAACTACACCTTCGTCCAATTCATTTTCTGATTCACTACCTACACTATCATCATCATCAGATTCACTACTTACAGTATCTTCGTCCTCTTCTTCATAAACCGAACCTTCGTCTTCCTCTTCATCCACTATTGGGTCAAATTCTTCTTCGACTATTCTCCGGTTCATATCAAACAAACTATTTGTTAATTTTTTTTTATTTATTTTTATTTTCAATTTTTTATTTGACCAGGGAATCTTTTGACCATTCTTTTTCCCATTCTTTTTCGGAGACCTTTCCTCTTGAGGTCCCCTCCCTCCGACCCATAGCCACCCCTCCATATACTCTATACACTTGCATAGAGTATATATTAATTACCCTGTGAATACCCCTGTTTAATATTTATCGAGAAATGAGTAGGATATTAAGAATTGAGTAGGATATAGGTAAACGTACTGCATTAATAGCCCCCTGTGAGAATCGAACCCACGACCTTTACATTACAAGTGTAATGCTCTACCTCTAAGCTAAAGGGGCACATGTTAGATCCGCATATTATCTTTATACTATTTAACGTAAAACTACATCTATACCGGAATAGTATCTTTGTATTCTATTAAACAATCGCGAATAGCATCTTTAATATTTCTTACATGAGGATACAAGGTTTCTAACTTCGTCGTATCTAAATAGTTATTTGAACGATCAGCATCTAATATTTTACGCTGTTCTTCCTGCGAAAAGTTATTCCATACAAAATCTGGGTCAACTATCTCTTTGTACATATCCAAAATACAATTATGGGATATTAATCCGGGGTTTGTAAGATTTATAGTTCCTGTATTACCTTTTTTCATCATATCAAGAACCATCGGCAACAACTCAGGCAATACTGTCATTGAATTAGGAACCGAACATATCTTATCATACTTCGTTATTTTTGTTATAAAATTACGACCATTATATGTTCCTGTTATAGGCATACGTATACGCAAATTTAATGCAGTATCACTATATAAATGCATTAAACGGTCAGTGTATCCTTTTACTATTGAATAAGATGAACCAAAGAAATTAGGATATGCATCTTCATCAAATCCATTCTCTTCTTTTCCAAAAGGGTGTTCATCGTCAAATTTAAAAATGCAACCAGTTCCTAAGTATGTAACATGAATGTTTTTTTTTCTTGATAACTCTGCTAGTAAAATCGGTGAAAATAAATTATCCTTCAAATTTTCTATCAACTTTCCCTCCTGCTCTAAATAATCAATTGTTGTATAGATTTTATCACCTATCTTTCCATGAGTTCTCCCAATAAATGATACTATATGAGTCGGTTTTATTAAATCTATCTCTTCTTCTAAAGATTTTTCATTATCTACTCTTGATTTCCCGCAAAAAAAGGTTACATTGTTTTTTTCAAGTATGGAAACAAATTGACCTCCTATCCATCCATTTGAACCATACACTAGAACTTTCATAGTAAAATATATATATTATTTATTACAACTTTATGTACGCAATTTTCTACATTAAATCATAATGTTCTCTATGACATTGAATCTACATAATTTTATGCAAAACTGTGTAAAATTTGTTAAAAATGTTAAAAGGTTGGTGTCGGACACGGCCCATGCCGGCCATTCATTGGAGAACATTGTAGATAATTTTATGTGAAAGTATGTAAAAAAGAGTAAAATAGGGTTTTTTTTGTTCTAATTTTTATAAGTTCTCAAAACAAAGAAAAAGAAGTCGGGAACGATTTTCAAAATGGACAAAAATAAATGTCCAAAAACGTTTTTGTCAAAATAGTTTCGTAAAAAGGGTCGCTAAAAATGCGTTTATTACCATAATGCTGCAAATACAAAAATAATCATCGTAAAAGCGCGCTGCATAATTTTTTTATATAATTATGAAAATGATTTAGGAACTTTTTTAGAATCCTAATATAGGATTCAAATGGATTCAGAAAAAGTTCCAAAAAGTTCCAAAATATTTTTGTGTGAAAAATGTGACTATAATACGTCACGATCAAGCCAATACGAAAGACATTTACTAACCCAAAAACATTTAAGGATTCAAATGGATTCTCAGGAACCTTCCATTCATAAATGTAATTGTGGAAATTCTTATAAATATAGACAGGGATTAGTAAAGCATAAAAAAAAATGTTCTCAGAAACAATTGGAAAATTCTATTGTTCCAGCTGATTTAAAAAATACTGATGTAATATTAGAATTAATAAAACAAAATCAAGAGTTTAAAACCATGTTAATAGAACAACAACAACAGAATAATGAAAATCAAAATAAATTAATAAACAAAGTTGTTGAGCTATCTAGAGAACCTGTGGTTATTAATAACAATAATAATGGTAATATTACTCAAAATAATAATCAAAAATTTAACCTACAATTCTTCTTGAATGATACTTGTAAAGATGCTATTACTATGAAACAATTTATTGATAATATACAAATCTCTTTTGAAGATCTGGAGAACGTGGGAAAAAATGGTTATGTAAAAGGCATTTCTGATATCGTTTTACAAAAATTAAAAACATTAGATATTACAAAACGTCCTATTCATTGTACTGATTTAAAACGTGAAGTTATTTATTTGAAAGAAGAAGATGCTTGGAATAAAGATGATAAAGAGAACTCTAAACTCAAAAATGCTATTAAAACTGTTGAAAATAAAAACTGGAAAAAGATACCAGAATGGCAGAATGAGAACCCTCAAGTCATGGTTCTCGATTCACCTCAATATATTATGCGCGAAAAGATACTTCGCAATGTTTGCGGTAATGAAAACCCAGAGAAGTTAAGAGAAAAGGTTATTAAGGTTATTGCAAAAGATACTATTGTTGAGAAAGAGGAGAACCCAAACATTTTACATATTGCCGACGATTCTTAAATATAACCAATATTAATTTATTTAAATGCATACATGCAGCTAAATAAATAGACTTATCGGGAAATGAGTGGGATATTACTAATCCAGTAGGATATCGGTAACTCATTTACTGTCGTCATTGCTTTTAATTATGAAAGCAAAAATGAATATAAAGAATATTCGACGATTCATTGTATAATCAAATGACCGAATTAAATATCGTCAAATTGATTGAAGAAAATCCTGTCACAAAGTTATCAAATAACTACCAGGGCAAATTGCTTAATAAAATAAAGGAATCATTTACTGATAATCAGCAACAGATGTTCGTTGCAAGTTTTTACTGTTATTTAAATTGTAACAAAAACACTGATTTTATAATTGATTTGGATAAAGTATGGGGATGGATGGGCTTTTCACATAAGGATAAAGCAAAAAGATTATTAGAAAAAAGTTTTACGCTCGATATTGATTACAAATGTTTGCTCACCCCAAAGGGTGAGCAAAAAAAAGGAACTGGTCGGGGCGGTCACAATAAAGAAATTATTATGATGACTGTAAAAACATTTAAATCGCTTTGTTTAAAGGCAGATACAAAAAAAGCTGACGAAATACATGAATATTACATGAAATTAGAAGAAATATTACAAGAACTTATTGAAGAAGAAGGCAATGAATTGAGAGAACAATTGCAACAAAAAGATAAACTATTAGAAAACGCTCAATCTGAAAAAGAACTGTTAAGAGAAAAAACTATAATCGAACAATTCCCGCGTAATACACAATGTGTTTATTATGGTATAATTGATAATGTTACTCTTAATAATGAAAATCTTATTAAGTTTGGTAATTCTAACTTCCTTGGTGATCGTGTTAAACAACATAAGAAAACTTATCAAAATTTTCGCCTTGTTAATGCTTTTAAAGTTGAAAATAAATTAGAATTAGAAAATGCTATTAAAAAACATAATATTATATCTGAAAAGAGGAGAACAATAACTATTAATAATACATGTTTTACTGAATTAATCGTAAGAGATGGGTTCTCTTTTCCTGAATTAGATAAAATAATTAAGGATATCATTATTTCTGTTGAATTTACTGCTGATAATTATAAAACTTTGTTAAAAGAAAATGATTCTATCAATAAAGAAAAAAAGGATTTATTAACTAAGATTTTATTATTACAAGAAGAAAACATTAAATTGAGAACCGATAACAATAAATTTATTAGGAAATATAAATTGAAAGGTTTAAACGAACCATTAACTAACTCTTTTGTAGAAGGTTCTCCAAATAACAATGTGAATCATCCTTCCAATGCATTTGTTGATGATATTACCTATAATAATATTACAAAATCTATGAAAAGAATCATTAAAAGTCCTGATGGATTTTATTATATTGATAATTGCAAATATCAGAAATGTTTTGGTTCCCGTCAAGAAGTATGGAATGGACACGCCTATAAAACTACTGGTGAATTAACTAAATCTGATCTTATCATTAATAAATCTGGTAAAATTATTTCTAAGAAAAAGTTTATTCAAGAGAAAGAGTTCAATCGGTTTGAAACTGTTAATTTATTAAAGAAAAACCGTTCCTCTGACTAGATCTTATTATTTATACGCAGCTAAATAAATAGACTTATCGAGAAATGAGTAGGATATCAATTATCCAGTATGTTATTGATTTTCGAATACTTTTTATTTTTTTAACAGGATCGTCAGAAAATGACATAAAAAATTGAAAATAAATTTCAACAATATATTATTGATAAATTAACACTTTCTTCGTGAAAAATGTCTGCTTCCAATACCCCTATCAACTCCCCCGTTCCTACTCAGGACAAGGTTGAGAAGAAGCCCCGTGCTCCTATTCTTCCTGCCAAGTTCTCCAAGTTCATCCATTTCGGCTATTGGTTCATGAACCAGCTTAACGATGACCCTGACGCACCTGCCGTCGATGAGGCACTTTTCGTTGAGAAGCTCAATCTCTTTGCTGATGTCGAATCTCAACAGACCTTTGTTCAATCTTTCTTTGACGATGCCAAGGATGTCAACCAGACCATTCGCGGTCTTGTCAAGCAAAAGAACAAGGATCTTGTTAAGGCCGCTAAGGCTGCTGCTAAGCCTGTTAAGGAAAAGGTCCCTCGTAAAAAGAATGACAAGAAGGTCAAGGAGTCTTCTACTGAGGATTCCTTTGTTAACGAAATGGTCCAACTCGCTAATGGCGATCTTCCTTCTGATAATCCTCCGCCATCCAAGGTCGATAAGGTTGAACCTGACAAGGTTGTCAAGGAACCCAAGGTCAAGGCTGACAAGGCTGACAAGGAACCCAAGGTCAAGGAATCCAAGGTCAAGGCTGACAAGGTCAAGGAATCCAAGGGTGACAAGGTCAAGGAGACCAAGGTCAAGGAGACCAAGGTTAAGGAATCCAAGGTCAAGGAATCCAAGGTTAAGGAGACCAAGGTTAAGGAGACCAAGGCTGACAAGGTCAAGGAGCCCAAGGCTGACAAGGCCAAGGCCAAGAACTCCAAGGCCAACTCTGACTACAACCCTGACTCTCCTGATGATCTTACCCAGGTCTCCATCCTTAACCTTAACGGCCTTCAATACCTTATCGATGATAATAACCTTGTTTACCACTTCCAAAATCATTCCCTCCTTGGCTCCTTTGACCCTATTAATAATGCTATTATCTGAGGGGAACCACGGTTCCCCTCTAACCCCTCCCTTTATCTAGGAATTCAATAAAAAAAGTAATGTAGATTAAGTTTAATTTGTTTTATTAATAAAAAACATTTTTTTATGTTGTAAAAAATTGATTAGAAACAATAAATATAATTTATTACAAATATATCATCACAATGGTAAAGAACACAACTGGTGGAACCGGAGCTAAGAGCTTGGCAAGAAAGCATCAATCTAACAATAACAATAATCAACTTCGTTTGCCCGAATGTGATTTAGAACAAATAGGATGTGTTACAAAAATGCTAGGAAATGGGATGTGTGAAGTTCACACCAATGACAATGTGCGTTTGATAGCGCGCATACGAAACTCTTTCCAGGGTAAAAACAAGCGTAATAATCTAATAACGCCACATTCTATAGTAATGATTGGTTTACATGAATGGGAAAGAATCCCAAAGAATTGTGACATCATGGTATTGTACACATCCAATCAAATTGAACAATTAAAAAATATCCCAAATATAAAAATGAATCATGTGCTATCATTACAGCTAGCCGGAACAACTTTTCAATCGGAAAAAAATTCAGGTAAAGAAATTAATTTTGTCGATGAGGAACCTGAGATAACCCCTCAACAATTACCCAAAGATCCTATTGATTTTCAAAACTATGAACAAGAAGAAGTAAATATTGATGACATTTAATTTTAACCATACATAATTTGGAAGAACAATAATATAAATAAATTTTTTTAATTACATTAATATGTTTAATTTCTATGTTTGCATTCCAACAATCACTGGGTACGAAACTGCGTTAAATGTTCTCTTAGAATCACTGCCTCTTGAATGGAAAAACAAGTATATTTTAGTTTACCAGAAAGAAGAAGTAGATATGATTACAGTATTTGATGATGGTCACATCGAAGTAAGGATGAAGCAAAACTTACATGACTATGGTAATTGGATAGGAATTTACAGATTGTTAGAAAAAGAGTTGATCCCCAAAAATTCATGTTTTCTTTTTGTTCATGATACATGTAAGTTCGGTAATGATTCTTATAGACTAACTAGCCACATAGCTAACGTTTTCATGAATGAATCTGACTATCAAATTATGTGGTTATCTCATTTAGGTCAATGTAATATTTGCCTAATAAAAGAAGCCGGCATATCATACGGTTATAATGTCTACAAGAACATTAATGAAGTTACTAAAATAGAAGGTGTAAAATGGGAATGGGATCCTTATCATGAATGTAGTCCAAAAGCTTTTGAATTAAAACAATATTTTATTCCAATAAAAACAGAAAAATTAGGAAAAATTAAAATCTATAGTGAAAATGAACGAAACATTCTCAAATATCCAAGTATAGATTTGGAGAAATATTTTGTAGATATTGTTACTGATTCTGATCACCCATATTCACCATAAATTATTCTTAGACAGAAAACGACATAAAAAATTGAAAAGTTTTCAAAGAAAAAATTAAGTACAAAAACAACCAAAACCAACAACAAGATGAACTGCAGTGGATTTATGTCAATGATGTCGTGCTCTGGGTGCGTGCCATTCTATCAAGAGAATCGGCAAGCGCACATGAATCGTGGCGGATGCCTTTATGGTGAAGATGGAATGGGTGAGTGTGAAGAAGAAAATGCAGAGTTATTTTGCCTTCCTGTGAATTTGGAGCCAGTGTTCGATGCTTCTGTAAAATCAGATTCTTCATCAAATTATAGTGAATTTGAGAGCTCTAGTGTAGGTGTAGAATGCTGTATTTGCTACGAGACAATTGGAAAGACAAATAATTGTGTTACCGAATGTGGACATGCTTTCTGTTTCAAATGTCTCATGTCAGCCATGACATACAACGCGGTTTGCCCTTACTGCAGAGCAGACCTAGTTGACAAACAGCAAGAAGAAGAAGATGAAGAAGCTGAAGATGACAACAGTGAGTATATGTCAGACGAGGAGGATGACGAAGATGATGAGAATGAAGAGAACATCCGAGTCGACAAGGGAAACATGGAAGAGGTGGTTGCCCGCCTAGTTGGCAAGGGAATTACTATGCTTGATGTCGTGTCTGTTCTTTTCAATACATATAGCAAAACGGACGACAAATACACAATTGGATACATTGATAACTTGACCGCAGAGCTAGATATTGTGAATATGGATGTACATAATGAAACTGATGAAATGGAGAACATGGCCATGGAAGATATTAGGGCATAAAAAAATAGTTAGAAAAGATTCGTGTTTGTAATTTATAATTAAATTTTTTAATTAAATTAGTAGAAACGCAACAGACGCAGGAGATATCGGATACACTGGCACTGCGTTTATACGAACAGATGTTGTATCATTATCACTATTATTATAAATTATTTTTAGTTTTTTAAAAGTTGTTGGTACTGCAATTTTTAATATTTTATCAGTTTTATTTTTTAAATAAAATGGAGATCCAAACGCCATCCTATTCTTGTTATTTTTTATTGTAAGATTAAAACAATAAACAATATTAATAATCAAAAGTGTAAAACTAAACAACCGGGTTTTCATCTCGAACAACTAGGATAATACAATTTATTTGGCAAAGAAAAAAATCAATTTTTTATTGCATTCCAAATCACACTATTTGTAGGCGTATTTTCTTCTTTACCTTATCTTCATCTTCAAAGAGAAACATTTTGCATGTACATTTTGAATAATTAGAAATATCCCTATGCATATTAATACGGGAAAGTAACTTCAATTTCTCCAAATAAACCATGTAATTTATAGATCCATCATTTTTTACAATCTTATCAAATACCACACCTTCATGATCAATATCCATCAATTCAGGATTAGTAAAAACTCGGTTGAGAAGATCACATTCCGTTTGTATCTTTCGAATTGATCTCATTGATGTGTTTATGTACTCCATCTTATTCAGCCAATTATTGAGAAACTTCATAGCATCTACACTTATGTTTTTTACAAGACCTAGATGCTGAAATATTATAAATTGATTTAATAAATCCACCAACCTTCTAATGGGACTTGTTATATGAATATAAACCTTTGGTTCATTTTTAAAACTTCTACTGCTAATTAATTGATGTTCCATTGAAACATCTTCAGTATAAGGAAAATATTGGCCAATTGTATTATTCCAACTACGAATTATTCGTACAGTATCCTCTTTAAGATCAACCGCATCAACTCTTAAATTTGAATTTATATAAACCGCTGATCTAAAAATACCTATTTTGTTTTGTGATAGAAACGATCCAGTAAACATATTCATTTGAACCATCCAATGCGATACCACATCATGACTGTTCTTTACTGAATTATCCATATTGTAAGAAACATCAAACAATTTTTGATAAGCTACATCGTTATTTAATAATTTCGGGTCTTCATAAACATAATTTTTATTCACACAAATCAATACATTCGCGTATTTAATAGGTATATCGTGAACAATATTACCTTTTTTATCCACTACAATATCCATTACTAAAGCAAATCTTGATTTATTCTGTTGTAAACTACAAAGAGCATCAGACAATACTGTAGGAAGCATAGGTCTTCTTCTGTCAGGCAAATAAATAGTAGATACACGTTGACTGAATGAATTCCAAAGACCCAGTATCTCAAGCCATACAAACACGTTTGCTATATAAACAGAAATGCGCAAATTTTCTCCTACTTCTTCAATACTAAAGCCATCATCATAATCTAAACTATTTTGTGGATCAATAGTAAATATATATTTGTCCCGTCGATCTTCAATGACAAAATTTGAATTTGAGAATATTTGTTGTACAAATTCATCATGTGTTTTTTTATTTAGAGCATTACGTGTTTTATTCGTAAATTCAGATATTGAAACATGCAAACTTTTGGAATACAACTGGTATTCATAAAAATGCTCCAAAACATCTACATCTCCAATGGTTTCAGTAATTATTCCACAAGGATGTTTGTCATTCCAATTGTCAAAGCGAAATACAACATACTTATTCTTTTGAACCTTTGAAAATCCCAGTTTTACTTCATAAGGTACTAAAAATGTTGGTAAATATGTGTCGTCTGGAATACATTTATAATAAAGCCGTTTACTGTTTTCTGTCCGTCCAAACGTCTTATTGTTTTCTAAAACCAGTATTCCTGCAATAGCTTGGCAACTTCGGACATAAGAGTGTATTTTCTCAACAGTTTGTTTTCCATCTATTTCAGAAACCTCAAATACGTCTCTGCTGAAAATCTTTTGCTCCAATGGCTCTATTGTTTTCAAAATAGGATAATCATCTGCTACTACATCACTATTTGATTCATTATTGGCAAACGTCCATTCTTTATACGTCCGATCACGCACATAAATTTTGAATTTTGAATTCATTACGTTTTTAGGTTTGGATTGAGTCTTTAATATGAATAGATAAATTCTCTGTAAATCAATTTTTTTCTTGTTTAATTATAAAAAAAGTATAAAAAATAATTTGTTTACTAATATTAAGGAAAGAACCCTAATGTTTGATTGTTGTTTTAGATTACAGGATAATGAAAAGCCCATAATTAACCAACCATTAATAATTGAAGAAATTTATGCACCAAATCGTGAATACAAATTATCAAACATAATTGAGAACAAAAAGGTAACTTGGATAACAAATCCATCAATACCAACTGAAAATTCATTGGAGGAGTTCAATGTTTTATTGAAGAAAATGAGAGGTATAAAAACAAATTCTACGCAAAATAAATAACAAAAATATATTAGAAGGTTCTCTTTATAATATATTAGCTATGCCGCCGAAATTTTTCAAAAAATACAAGAAAACAACTGAAGGGAAAAAAGAGTCTGTAAATTTATCTTCTGCAAAATACTTAATTATTGTTGAATCTCCAAGTAAATGCACCAAAATAGAAAGTTACTTAGGATCAGAATACTGTTGTATCGCTTCAAAGGGGCACATCCGGTGTGTAGATGGAATAAAATCCATAGATACCAAAAAAACATATGAAGCTACATTTTCTATCATTGATGAAAAAAAACAGCATGTAGAAGTAATGAAAAGGATTGTTTCAAAGTTCTCCAAAGAGAACATCATATTAGCATCAGATGATGATCGTGAAGGAGAAGCTATAGCGTGGCACATTTGTAAAGTATTTGATTTACCAGTTGAAACCACAAAACGAATTATTTTTCATGAGGTAACTAAGCCAGCTCTACTAAAGTCTGTAGAGAACCCAACTATTATAAATATGAATTTGGTACAATCACAACAAGCACGTCAGGTTCTCGATATTATCGTTGGATACCGCATTTCCCCATTTCTATGGAAGTATTTGTATAATAATAAATCTAATTCATTATCTGCTGGAAGATGTCAAACACCTGCTCTTAGATTAGTATATGACAATGAGAAAGAAAAGGGGGAGGGTATTGAAACAAAATACAAAACTATAGGCATTTTTTTCCAAAAGCAATTACCTTTTGAATTAAACCATGAATTTGATAAAGAAGAACAGGTTCTCGATTTCCTAGAAAAATCAAAGAATCATAAACATAAATTAACAGTTAATTTACCAAGAGAATCTACCAAAACTGCCCCTAAACCTTTTCATACATCCAGATTACTACAAGTAGCTAATAATGTTCTCCATATTTCTCCCAAAGAAACAATGAACCTTTGCCAGATTCTTTACCAAACTGGTTACATTACCTACATGAGAACAGAAAGCTCTGAGTATTCAAAACCATTTCTTGAACAAGCAGAAAAATACATATTAGAAGAATACAAAGAAACCAAATATTTAGGTGATCATAAAAAATTAGAAAACAAAGACGCATCCAACCCGCATGAAGCTATCCGGGTTACAAATTTACACACAAAAACCATAAGTGACAATTCAGACACTAGATTAGGATCAATGTATCGTTTAATTTGGAAGAACACAATGGAAAGCTGTATGTCGGATGCCAAATATAATGTTATAAAATGCACAATTAATGCCCCGCTAGAAAAACAATATGAACATATTATTGAGATTCCACTGTTTCTAGGATGGAAGATAGTGTCAAGTAAAACAGATCCTACTAATAATGAACAATCTGAAGGAACCGGTTTGCACATGTATCTAAAAACCATTGCTTGCTCAAATGAAGAAGTTAAGTATCAAACCATCACAACTACTGTTGTTCTGAGAAATAAACATCAGCATTACACAGAAGCAAGTTTAATTAATAAGTTGGAGGATCTAGGAATAGGTCGTCCATCCACTTTTGCCACAATAGTAGAGACGATCCAAGATAGAGGTTATGTAAAAAAAACAGATCTAGAAGGTACAAAAAAAACCTGCAACGAGTACATCCTAACAAACAAAGTAATTGAAAAAACTACAAAAGAAAAAGTGTTTGGCAATGAAAAGAACAAGTTAGTTATTCAGCCAACAGGAATTCTAACAGTCGAATTTTTAATAAAAAACTTCGAAACGTTGTTTTCCTATGAATACACTAAAAATATGGAAAACGAATTGGATTTAATATCGTCCGGAAAAGAAACTAAATGGTCAACTATATGCAGTAATTGCGACAAAGAAATAAAGGATCTTTCCAACACAATAAAAACAGTTTCCAAAAAAACATATCCCATACAAGAGAATTACGATTTGGTTTTTCAACCCTATGGATCGAGTATAAAACATACAAAAGACGATGGCGAAATAGAGTATTTAACAACTAAAAAGGATATCAAAATAGATTTAGAAAAATTAGCCGAAGGAGGGTATTCACTTGAGGATCTTATTGAATGTAAAAATGAATGTTTAGGTAAATATGAAAACGAAGACATTTATTTAAAAAATGGTAAGTTTGGACCTTACGTGGAGTGGGGAGCAAAGAGAGAAAGCATCAAGGAAATAAAAAAGCCTCTAACTGAAGTAACTATAGATGATATTATAACGTATTTCAAAGAGAACATTCAAGATAAAGAAAAGAGCGTGCTAAGAACATTGAATGAAAATTTTAGCATAAGAAAGGGAAAATTTGGGGCGTACGTATTTTACAAAAGAAAAGATATGACAAAACCAGAATTTCTCAATATAAAAAAATTTAATGAAGGATTTATGACATGCGAAAAAGAAACTTTACTCAAATGGCTGGGTGAAACCTACAATTTGTCCACAATATAAATATGTAATAAATATATAAATGAATCCAGGAGTAACGTTTCTCAATTACTTAATATTTTTTGTATTGTATTTGCTTAGTTTTTACTTTTTTAACAAAAAAAACACAGAAATAATCGGGTTTTATATGTTGTTTGCGGTTCATCTAGGCTGTACTATTTACAATATTTCATATTTGACATCGTTAAATAATGTCGATACAAATACAATCCCCAAGGTTATTATAGCATCCATTTTGACATCAAGCGTTTTATACACTATTTCACTAGTTTTTATAATTATGATGTTAAGTAACATGAAATTCAAATTTGATAAAACGTTTGGCCAAGCAGTAAAATTACCTCCTATTTACAAAGTAAAATTAGAGGAATATAAACGATTAATTATAGTTACTTTTACTATGTGCACAATTATGCTTATTTCACTAACAGCATTTTATGATTATATGAACATCATTTCAATCACTAACGCTACAAGATCCAGGCAAGACTTGTGGAACAATAAATTTCCTATACTCGTTTTAATTATTTCGGTAATACCTGTTATAATTTCAGCTATTGAATTGAATACAGCTAATCACTTTTCTGTTTTAACTAGACAAGAATTAATGAAATAATACAAAATAAATACGTTTAAAAACAAACGTATTTGTTCTCTATACTTAGTAACAGCATGAAATTTTACGAATCACATTTTGAAGAATACATTTCATCACTAGAAAAATATAATCTTCACCCGGAATTGAACAATATTTACAGATCATTACCGTCAAAAACAAGTGAAATTGAAAACATAATATTTTATGGCCCATCTGGAGTGGGAAAATACACACAGGTTCTCAATATACTAAAAAAATACAGTCAAAGTGAATTAAAATACGACAAGAAAATGACTATCAATACTGAGAAACAAAATTACATATACAGAATAAGTGATCTTCACTACGAAGTAGATATGTCTCAATTAGGTTGTAATTCAAAAATATTATGGCACGATATTTTTTTCCAAATTGTAGACATAGTCTCAGTAAAGCAGGAAAAAACCGGCATCATTTTGTGTAAGAACTTTCACCTAATTCATACTGAATTACTAGAGATATTCTACAGTTACATGCAACAATACAATCATTCACAGACCAATATCAAGATTAAATTCTTCATTTTAACTGAACATATTAGTTTTATTCCAACAACAATTATAAATGTCTGTCAAATAGTAAGAATTAAACGGCCGTCAAAGGAAAAATACTTAGAATTGTCAAATTATTT